AACCTAACGGACCTTGGCGAACCCGTCCCAGATGACATCCGTGGCGTCATGGACAGGATGCTCGCGACCGACCAGGAGATCGCTGAGGCTGCCACGCCCAATATGCGCGGGGCATCAGCCGGTGCCGCCTCGGTCGAGCCGCCAAGCCTTGAGGGCAACACCATTGCCGGAAGGGCTGCCGGTGCGGTGGCGAAGTCCACCAAGAAGCTGAACCCGCTTCTGCGCCTGCTGCAAAGCCCGTCTGCCTTCGCCCGCGACGTTGCGGTGAAGATGTTCGAAAACCCGCTCTACATGAAGAAGAACTTCTCCAACGTAGCATCAGAGCAGGCCGTCGAGACCTTCATGAAGGAGTGGAACGGCGGTCTGGTGCAGGCTCTGAAGATGACGAACAGGGCCTATTCGGATTACCGCAAAGGTGGCGGCAATCTCACCCGCACCCAGTTCCGCGATGCCGTCGGCAAGGCCATGCGTCGCGGTGACGACGCTGACGATCCGCACGTTGCCAAGGTCGCAAAGGAATGGCGGGCGAAGGTATTCGATCCTCTGAAGGAAGCCGCGATCAAGGCCAAGGTGCTGCCCGAGGATGTAACCGTTGAGACTGCCGCGTCATACCTCTCGCGTATGTGGAACCGTGACAAGCTGGTTCAGCAGGAGGGCCGCTTCAAGGCCATCGTGACCGCGTGGGTGCGCCAGAGCGCGCCGGGATGGAAGCGCGAGTTCGATCAGGAGACCTTGGCGAAGTCCGCGAAGCTTGAGGGCGACAAGCTGAAAGAATACCTGATCGAGCGCAGGATCGAGCGTGAAGCGCGGTTCGACGATCTCGACGGCGCGTCGCGCGCTATCGCCGACGACGTGTTCAACACCCTGACGGGCAAGAGGACGGACGCTGTTCGCCCCGAGTTTGTGAAGGTGTCGGTGCGCGGCCCGCTGAAGGAACGCACGTTCAACATTCAAGACGAGCTCGTCGAGGAGTTCCTCGAAAGCGACGTCGAACTGATTGGCAGACGCTATACCCGCATCATGGGAGCGGACGTCGAACTGTCGCAGAAGTTCGGGTCGGTCGATATGGCGGAGCAGATCCAGAAGATCCGCGACGATTACGCCGCCCTGCGTGCAGCCGCGCCGGATGAGAAGGCCAGAGCCAAGCTCGACGCTGCCGAGAGGACTGACGTTTCCGACATCGAGGGCCTGCGCGACCTTCTGCGCGGAACACGCAACGAGGGTCAGGTCGAGCGCAACTATCGCCGCATCGTGCGTGGCTTCAACTCATTCAATTACATCCGCCTGATGGGCGAGGTGGTTGCTGCATCTCTGACCGACGTCGTGCGCCCCGCCATGGTGCATGGCTTGAAGCAATTCATGGAGACCGTCCCTCAACTGGTCACCAATGTGAAGGGCATCAAGATGGCGGTTGCGGAAGCGCAACTTGCAGGCAACGTCAGTGAGGTGGCCCTCGGTCATCGCATGGCGAGCATCACCGACATCATGGACCCCTACTCGCCACGTCATCCGATGGAGGCGTTCCTTGAGAACATGACGAACCTGTCGTCCAAGTGGAACGGCATTCGCATGTGGACAGACTGGATGCAGGGCGTTGCGTCGGTGATGACGCAGAACCGCATCCTCAAGAACGTGGCAGACTTCGCCTCGATCAATCCGAAGGAGAGGGCCTACCTCAACTACCTCGGCATCGACCAGTCGATGGCTGAACGCATTGCCGCCCAGTTCTCCGCTCACGGCGAGGATGTCGATGGCGTGAAGGTCGCGCACACCGACAACTGGACGGACCCTGTCGTGGTTCGCGCCTATCGCGCGGCCATGAATAAGGACGTTGACAGCATCATCGTGATGAAGGGCGTGGCCGACACCCCACTCTTCGCCAGCACGCCGACCGGACAGGCCCTGCTTCAGTTCAAGAGCTTTGCTCTGGCATCGCATCAGCGTGTCCTCCTTCGCGGCTTGCAGGAAGACCAGACGCGGTTCCTCGGCGGTGCGATTGCGCTCACAACGATGGGAATGTTCATCACCTATCTGAAGGCTCAACTCGGCAACCGCGAGGAGAAGCTCACCAACATCTTCGACAATCCCGGCCAGTGGATCGGCAACGGTGCCGACCGCGCTGGCCTGTTCGCGGTTCCGTTCGAGATCTCCAACACCATCGAGAAGGCTTTCGGGATGAACCCGATCACCTCCCCGCTGAAGATGTGGGACGAGACCGGCTCGATGGGTCAGAAGGTGGCGAGCCGCAACGAGGTCGGGGCTTTGCTCGGACCCACTGTCGGGCTTGGTCAGGACATCATGTCCGCAAGCGGTGCCGTTCGGAAGTGGAAGGACGGCGACGAGGCGACACAGGGTCAGGTCAATGCCATGGAAAGAATCCTTCCTTGGCACACCTACATCGGCTTGAGGCAAATGCTGCGCTACGCCATCAATACGCCGGATTAGTCCCCTGTGGATAACTGGTTGATCTTGGTGTCACATATGTGGTACTGTATTTGTTATGTTTACAACCATGCGTTCTAGGCTGGCAGTTCTGGCCACATGCGTCTGGGCGGCTGGGGCTTACCTCGTAACCGAGGCGGCACCGGCACACTTTGCCCCCAACTATATCGGCACATTCTTAACCGGTCTGGCGGCTTTGTGGGTCGTCATCTACGGCGTGGGGTGGGTCATGGACGCGCCGGGCGGAGAGCCGCTGGTCCTGAAGAAGGCACGGAATATGCCGCGCTGGGCGGGCTTCGTCCTTCTCGGTTTCATGGCGATCCTGATCATGGGGTTGCCGAGAGCGTTAATGAACTAATCCGTACCCGTGGTGCGAGAAGGTTAACAAGGCCCTCCATTTCGGGGGGCCTTTTCTTTTGGGGATGATCGATCAATGTCAGCAGAACGAGGCTGGAAGCAACCCGTATTGCTTGCCACGACGGCAAATATCACGCTGTCGGCAGAGCAAACCATCGACGGGACGCTCACGTCAGAAGACCGCGTTCTGGTCAAGGACCAGACCGACACCACCGAGAACGGCATCTATGTGTCGTCCAGCGGTGCGTGGGAGCGGGCAACCGACTTCGATGCGGCCCAGGATTTTCTTACCGGCACGGCGGTCTACGTCACCGGCGGGTCAACCAATGCTGGCAAGCAATACAACTGCACGGTCTCTGCGGAGCCGCCTGTGGTGGGGACGTCAACCATCACCTGGGCCGAGTTTACCCCCTCTTCCAGCCTTGGCGGCGATCTGACGGCGGTTGAGGCGCTAGCCACCACGGGCATCGTTCGCCGCACCGCTCTGAATACTTGGACCGCTGGCACGCTGGTCACCAACGCCGAATCAGCCGACATGGCTCAGTCCACCATCAAGGGACGCGCTGTCGGGGCTGGCACGGGTGTTCCCACGGACCTGACCGCAACTCAGGCCACAGCGATCCTCAACGTCGTGGCGCAGGATCTCAAAGGTCTGGTGCCGGGACCGACCGCTGCCGAGATCGCGGCCAATAAGGTCTTGCGCGCAGACGCGACATGGGTCGCTGGCGCGGGCGACTTGCTGGCTGCCAATAACCTCTCAGACGTTGCAGTGGCGGCGACCGCATTCGACAACATCAAGCAGGCTGCCACGGATGCCTATGCTGGCACGGCGGAGCTCGCCACCGATGCAGAGGCCATCACCGGCACCGACACCGCGCGTGTGCCCGCTGTCTCCTCCATGACGGCAGCCATCAAGGCGAGGACGGAATCCCTCATCATCCCCGTCACCGACGAGAACTCCGTTGTCATCAGCGGAACCAATAAGATCACCTTCCGCATGCCCTACGCGATGACGCTGTCGGCGGTTCGCGCCTCTCTCACCGTCGCGCAGACCAGTGGAACCGTTGTGACAGTGGACATCAATGAGAGCGGCACGACGGTCATCTCGACCAAGCTCACCATCGACAACGGTGAGAAGACAAGCACCACCGCTGCGGTTCCTGCCGTCATCAGCGACAGCGCGATTGCTGACGATGCCGAGATCACCATCGACGTCGATGCTGTGGGCGACGGCACGGCTCGCGGCCTCAAGGTCTACCTCATCGGGACGCGCGTCTAATGGCTTACTTCGTAAGCACCTCGTTCGACGCGGCGAAATACTCGCCGTGTATTCCGACGCTGGTTCCGACGGTAGACCACAACTACGCTGGCTACACCTTCGTCACCAAATACATGCCTTACTTTCTTCAAAGCAGCGGCACAAAGGTGAGGCTGCGCCTGCGCGGGCCCATCGCGCCAGGCGGCACAGTAACCTTGAGCAAGGTCACCATCTCTCTTGCTGCCAACGCAACGACAAGCGACCTCTACGATTCGTCTGCCACACCGACCAACGTCACCTTCCGTGGAGCCGATGCCGTATCTCTGACGCGCAACGGCTACGCCCTGTCTGACGACATCACCTTCACCATCGACCGCTCGCGTGCGGTTCTCGTCGCCTACAACGTATCGTCGAGCGGCGGCGGCATTGTTCCATTCGCCGTGCAGAAGGGCCCGTATGTCTCGACCTACCGCCTTACTGCTGTCGCGCAGGCTGGAACGGCGAACAGGACGTCGGGCTACCTCGTGACGTCCGGCGCGTCTGTCTTCCTTTATGAAATGGACACCTTCACAGAATGAGCGAGGTCTTTGGCCCACAGCGTCCATCGGACCTGCGGCAGGTTGTCAGAGGGCTCGACGAAGACGGCAAGGCGATCTTTGGTCAGGTTGACGTTGCGGAGCTATCCTACAAGGGGCGGTTCGGCGCGGTGGCTTACTCGCACACCGAGACCACGATTGCCCTTGGCGTTCACCTCCTCACCATTGACGACGAACTGAACAGCTTCCGTATCGGCGACGACGTCCTCGTCACCTCGATGGATGATGTCAGCGCCTTCATGTGGGCCGAGATCATCGACAAGGACGCGAGCGGGCCAACGCTGCTGACGCTGCATGTCGAGGACATCTCTCAGGCTGGCAACATTACCTCCAGCAACTGGGAGATCCAGGTTGTTGCGAGGCCAAAGCACGGCATCACAAAGGACACGTCACTCACCTCGGTCGATCCGACTGGGGCAGGTCCGTTCACCTTCACGGTGTCGAGCGGGAAGTTCTTTCCGGTCGGCGGCAAGCTGTTGATGTTTCCGATTGAGGACCGCTCGATTGCGCTCATTGGCAGGGTCGAAGCCTACAGCGGCACGACGCTGATCGTTACCAAGAACGCCACCAACGCCACCGTATCGACGTCCTATTCTGCCTGGGCGATTGCGCTACTCGACGCCCCCCAGAACAAGATCGAATACTACGCCATTCAGGGCCTGCGCGTTACCAAGAACGCATCCGCCCCGACAACCGACATCGACATCACCGCTGGATCTGTGCGCGACAGCACGGACACCGTGGACCTCTTCCTGCCCTCTCGCATAACCAAGAGGCTTGATGAGGTCTTCGTGGCTGGCACCAATGCCGGTGCCTACGTCGTGTCGGCAACGCTTGCCGGGACGGTGACGTCGGCTGGCACGGCTGTCACCGGAACGGGCACGGCGTTCCTGACCGACTTTGGATCGGCACCAAGCCTTGATGATCTCGACGATCAGCTTACGGCACTATTTGGTGTTCTTTTTAGTAGCCTCGGCCACCCCTCTATTATCAATCGCGCCTCGGCGACCGTCTTTCAGAACTTCCTGCCCACAACGGATACCGCTGGCGATACCGGAGCAGCACTGGGTGCCGCTGGCGCTACCTACGGGCGCGGCGGCTTTGTCACCTTTGCCAATGGCGGCGGTCTCTACGCCATCTGTCTGATCCGAAAGGACAGCGACGGGTCTGTTGATGTGTCGCAATGTGCGCTGAACGGAAATGGGGAGCCAGATCTTCCGTCTGGCTACACCTATTACCGCGTGATTGCCGTTGCCGAGAACATTCAAGCATCAAGCTTAACGATCATACAGTATATAAAGAACCTGAATGCGCCCCGCGCTGATGAAGTATTGGTAGAGCCATACGCAGCCGCTTGGGAAGACGTTCAAAACGTTCTGGAACTTCTCGATGATGAGGTGTCAGCGGCCTCTGCTGCGATAGCCGCCCTGCCCACGCCACAAGAAGCCAGCATCTACACGCCAACCGTTACCGACCACGCCAACGTCGCAGCCAGCACCGCATTCGCCTGTCAGTATATGCGGATCGGTGACGTCGTTACCGTGTCTGGGAAGGTCAACGTCGATCCTACCGCAGCAGCGGGCACGGCAACTGAGGTTCGCCTGACGCTGCCTATTGCCTCCACCTTTTCTGCTGAACAGCAGCTTGGTGGATCTGGAGCCGCCGCCGCCGTCAATCAAGCTGTTGCGATCAACGGCTCCATAGCGAACCGCGCGTCGTTCAACTTCTTGGCTCAGACGACAGCCAACCACAGCATCAATTTTACCTTCACCTACAGGATTGTCTAAGCGTAACCCCAACCCCTCCAACAAAGGAACACTCCAATGGCTATCGGTGACACCCCCGTGTCTGACAAGGCCCCTTGGTACAAGAAGCTATTCGGCAAGCTGGTAGCGCTGGTCAAGGCGCATCCGGTTTGGGCGGCGATTATTCTCCTCGGCGCAGTAGCCGTGGCCCTCGTCTTCTAAGTCCGATGAGATACCTTGCTCTCGTGGCCGTCCTTCTGGGCGGCCTTTTTCTTTGGGCCAAGCCTCCGGCATTCGCCCTCGGTCATGTGCCGGAACCGCCTGCAAAATACGTCCGTCCCTACACCGGCAAGTTGATCCTGCACAACACCGATGAGCGAACCCTGAGCGCGTGGAGCGTATGCACGCCCTTCGCCTATGCCTGTGCCTTCATGGATGAGTTGCCGGAGAAGTGCACGGTGTGGATGCCCGCCATCGGCACGGTCCTCTCGACCGGCGAGGTCGTCACCGTCGCCGCCTACAAACGCCTGCTTCGGCACGAGCTCGCGCACTGCAACGGTTGGCCCCCCAGTCACCCCAAAGCCTGATCGGAGAATGCCCATGTGGATTTTTGCTGCTGTCTCGCTCTGCTTCTCGGGTTGGATGGGCTGGGTGATCTACCAAAGCCTGCGGGCAGAGATGCCCAGTGGCTGGAGAGATTGCACCCTGACCGGCCTCATCTGCTGCGGGACCGCGTCGAGCGTCGTCACATCGGCGGCAGCATTGCTGGGGGCGCTCTAGTGAAATCCAAGATCATCTTCGCCATCGTGACCCTGCTGTTCTGCGCCAGCGTCATCGTGTGGATCATCCTCTACGGCAAGGGTGACAACTCTCTCCACGCCAGCGCGCTGTCTTGGTCATTCTCAATCGCAGCCGGGGTCTTGGCTGGCATCGGCTTTAGCGTGGTTGCCTATCTCGTCCCCGCTTGGGCAGCCGCAAGGGCCGCTACAAAAGAGAACCAACCACAATGAAACGCAAGATCAGCAAGAAGGGCCTCGACCTCGTCAAGAGTTTCGAGTCCTTCGTCGGCTACGTCTATGACGACCTTCTCCCTCCGGTGAAGGGCAAGTATCGGGAGTGGAATGGCGAGGCCGTCAAGGGAACGCTGACCATCGGGTATGGCCACACCGACGCTGCCAAGCATCCGCTGAAGATCATCAAGGGCCTGCGCGTCACCGAGAAGACAGCGCTTGAGATCCTCGACGTCGATCTCGACGAATGCGAAGAGGCGGTTAACCGTCTGGTCAAGGTGCCGCTGACGCAGGGGCAGTTCGACGCCCTGGTGTCGTTCACCTTCAACTGTGGCACCGGCAACCTGCAAAAGTCATCGCTGCTGAAGAAGCTCAACGCTGGCGACTATGACGGCGCTCGCGATGCCTTCGCGCTCTACACCCGCTCCAAGGGCAAGGTGCTGAGAGGCCTCGTCCGCAGGCGCACGGCAGAGCAGGCCCTGTGGGGACGTGAAGAGACTGAGGTAGACGCGCCACCGGAAGGGACTGTTGCTCTCGCGGCGATGCCACCGGAGCCCGACGACACCAAGCCGCACGAGGCCCCCGAAGGCGCACCCAAGTCGGGTATCTCTGAGGGCGCAAAGCTCGGTGTCGGCGCTGGCGTTATCGGTCTGCTCACCCAGGCGTGGGAAGCCATCACGCAGGCACCGGAGACCCTGCTTCAGGCCGGTATTGCTGCTGCCTCAAAGCCCACCTTCTGGATCTTCGCGGTCGTCATCGGTGCGGGCGTCTTTGTCTGGATCAAACGCTCGAACATGAAGAAAGCCCCCTAATGCTCGGTCACTACATAGTCCTTCTCCTCATCCTCGCGGGCACCGTCATTGGTGCCTTCTCCTACGTCAAGGGTATTGGTTATGAACAATGCAAATCGGAATGGTTCTGGGAGCTTCAGCAAGAAGCCAAGGACGGCGAAAAGATTCGCACCGACTCTGAGCGTGATGTTGCTCGCGATGTTCCTGACGTCGTGCGCCGCGACCCGAGGAACCGTGACAACTGGCCAAAGCCCTGAAGTCGTCAAGGCTCGTTGTGCTGGTTGGAGGCCCATAACCTTCAGCGCGAAGGGCGACACGGAACGCACCGTCACCGAGGTCCGCACCCATAACCGCGTTGGCCAAAAAAAGAAGTGTTGGAAATGATGGCCGACGACACAAGGGACAGGTTGATCGCGCTTGAAGTTCAGGTGCGGCACCTCGCAGACGATCACAAAGACACGCACAAGAAAGTCACGGACCTACACGACCTGATGATGCAGGCGCGGGGAGCCAGATGGGTTCTCCTGCTCGTCGCCGCAGGGGCCGGGTTCGCTGCGTCTTGGATACACAAACTCTTGCCGTGGGTTGGCAGCAGATAACACTGGGGTGCCACGATGCCCTTTCGGCGGTGGCTTCCCAACGTGTTGCTGGCGTTGCTTGCGTATGTCGGCCTCGTCGTCTTCATCGTCTTCACCAGAACAAAAGGAAGCCCAGGTAATGCGCCGCTTCGCCGCCGTATTGTTGTTCGCCTTCTTCGTCGCGACACCCGCCAGCGCAGCCATGCGGATCACGTTTGATCCCGGTGGCACTCTGCTGGAGTTCATAACCAAATACTACCAGTGGAAAGACTGGGGCATGAATGTCGTGATCGACGGCATGTGCATCTCTGCCTGCACCCTCATCACCGGCATCCTAGAGAACGACAAGGTCTGCGTCACGGAACGCGCCCGCCTCGCCTTCCACTCAGCCCGCTACTCGATCAACGATGAGCATGCCAGCGAGGGAACGAGATTGGCGTGGAACATCTACCCCGAGAAGGTGCGCGCTCTGCTCCGCGCCAAAGGCTGGGACGGCGACGATCCAGAAAAGAACAAGCATCCCGACCTGATCTACGTCGAGGGCGATGAGCTCCGCACGATCTACCGCGACTGTAACGCATAGAAAAAGCCGCGCCCGGTTAAGAGCGCGGCCTGAGTTTAAGCTATCTTTTCTCGGAAGGACTTTAGGGCGCAGGTCATGTGAGAGTAGACCCTAGCCGTGAGTTTCCCGGCGTCGTCATAGTGAGTATCGCAGTAATACCTCGTCTCGTAACCGATGTGCTTGTGACAGAGATAGCATTCTGCCGTCGCGTCGATCCGCGCTTGCTCGCAGTCTTTGTGCTTGCACGGCTCCTTGCATGGTCCGAGTTCGGTGCCGGGTGCGGGATTTGTAATCCAGCCCATGTTCATCTCCACGATTTCAAACAGCCCGCTGGTGGGACCATTCCCAACCAACAATAGCATTATAGCATATTGACTTTCGCACTATTGTTGCTCGCGGAAAAGATCAATGACTTAGCAGCAGTCGTCGCTCTGTTTGCTAGGAGTTACGTGTAACAAAAAGTGATTTGCGGCACTTTCGTGCGTCCCCGTAACCAGCAGAACTGGAGCAGTGAATGGCAGCCCCACGGGTCGCTTTCATTGATATAGAAACCGCGCCGATCCTCGGGTATTCGTGGGGTCCACTGCACGAAACAAGCATCGTGCACGTTCTGGAACCGACATACATCCTCTGCTACGCGATCAAGTGGCAGGGCGAAAAGAAAATCACCACCCACGCCCTCCCAGACTATCCCGGCTACTCCAAGAATAAGAAATCAGACAAGGCTCTCTGCGCCGACCTCTGGAAAGACCTCGACCGGGCAGACATCGTGGCGGCGCACAATGGCGTCGCCTTCGACGAAAAAAAGATCAAGGCCCGCCTGATCGTCAACGGCTACCCGCCACCCTCACCCTTCAAATCAATAGACACTCTCAAGATCGCGCGGCAGTTCAAGTTTGACTCCAACAAGCTAGACAATATTGGCCGCTATCTAAATTGCGGGTCCAAGCTTGTGCATACCGGCATGGACATGTGGATCGGCTGCATGGATCGCGACGATCCGAAATCTTGGCGCGCCATGCGCCGGTACAACTCGCGCGATATCGATCTACTTTGCAACGTCTATGAAAAATTAAAAATGTGGGACAAGTCGCATCCGTCAATGACGGCATACGACGACGCCCCCGGCTGCCCAACCTGCCGCTCAACCAACGTGCAACGACGCGGCATCGACACATCGAAAGTCCGCAAGCGTCAGCGCATGCACTGTCAGGGCTGCGGCAAATGGTTCCTCGGAGAGACAATCAAGAAGGGGGCGTTATGACTGTTGCTGCTCTCATGGCTCGCCTTCCCCGCAAGGTGCGCGTCGGCCTTCTCACCTACGAGATCGAGGTGGTCGATAACCTGATGGACGAGGGCACAAAACAGAACGGCCTGTGCATCTTCACTGAGCAGAAGATCCAGTTGGACAGCAAGCCGCCCTCCAGCCAGTTCGCTGCCGACACCCTCCTGCACGAGATCCTGCATGCGATCTGGGGAGAGCGCGTTCTGAACAAGAACCCAAGCGAGGAGCAGATCGTCACCTCCCTCGCGACCGGCATCGCCATCCTCCTGAGAGACAACCCCGACCTGAATGCGTGGATCACGGACGCGCTCCTATGATTTCACAATACGCCATGTGGGCGGCTGGCATCTGCTACCTCACGGCAGCGGCTGCGTATTACCACGAGGGGAAAGTATGGATAGCAACCACGATGCTGCTATATGCCGCTTCGGTTATCACGGTGTGGATGGGGGGCAATAGATGACACAACCGCTCGCTCTTCTCCGCAAGTACCGCTGCATCTATCTGGCGTCGCCCTACTCTCGCTATCGCGAAGGACCGGAGGCAGCATGGGTCGAGGCGTCACGGCTCGGCGGAGAGCTTGTTGCCGAGGGTGTCAAGGTGTTCTCACCCATCGCTCACTCGCACAGCCTTTGCGAGAACAACTCAGACCTCGACCCGATGGATATTGATCTGTGGATGGAGCAGGATGACTTTTTCCTAGACGTCTGTGACGCCCTCGTCGTTGCCATGTTCGACGGATGGGACAGTTCGCACGGCATCGAACAGGAGATCCGCTACTTCAGGGCCAACAAGAAGCCGATACATTACCTTGACCCTGTAGACCTCGAACTCTCTTGATTCCTCATCAGTCATGCCTCGCCACCTCCTGTGGCGTTGGTCACCCTACGTTCATCCCCTGTGGAATACTGTTCAATATTGCTCATGGAGCAAAGGATTCGTGCTATGGCTGAACCCATCAAAGAGTTCCGAGTCATCGCCACAAAAACGACGGTGAGGGAGAACGGCGAGAACCGGGAAATCCACGTCTATCATGCCACGGACGGTGGGCCGACTATCCTAATGATCTATGGGCTGGCCCAGCTTGCCGCGATCATCATGGCAGCGCAGGCCGAGCTAAAGGAAGTGGAGGGGGAATGACTGTCGAGCGCAGCCCAGGCGACATCTTTTTGGAGCAACTTGCGGCGAAGCCCACGCCGAAGACGGCAAGCGAGATCTGTGTAGAGGCTGCCAAGCTGGTGAACGGGGACCGCAGCAGCACCCACGGGGACAGCGTGCAGAACCACAAAGCCATCGCTGACGTGTGGAACGGCTACCTAATGGCCCGCGCCCGCATCACAGAGGTTGAGCTAGACGCCCATGACGTTGCCAACATGATGGAGTTGCTGAAAGTCGCCCGCCGCCTGACCGGAGCCTTCAACCCCGATGATTATATTGACGGGGCAGGATATGCCGCCGTTGCCGGGGAGATCAGGTCGAGGCAGTACGACTAACTGCCTAAAGTTACTGTAGTAGTACCTCGGATGCTGATGATGTCTCCGGGCGATACCCTAGAGGGCAAGGATGTCCAAGCCCCGCCATTGATCCGGTATTCGCCGTCCGCGACGGACAGAAGCGCCGTCCGGGGAATCCCTGCCACAGTAACATCGTTGCTAACCGGGACAATTATCCCGCGCACCGGCATCAGCGACGAATAGCGCACGATAGCAGGCGCAGCCAATAGGCTAACCCCTATCCCCGTGATGAGCTTGCGGCGGTTCATATCCATCTTCACCTCCAAAGCCCATCGACGCAGGCGTTATAGATTTCAGTTGGTGTCCCGTACATCACGATTGACCGATTGGTGATCGCTTCGACTGACGGCCTGTTGTAAACAGCGGTCGCCGAATCGGGCGAGAGCATCCCGGCAATGTTGGTGCGCGCCAAGTTCACAAGAAACGCTGGTCCCTTGTAGCTCGCGCTGACTTCCTTGCTCACGGCCATCATAAAATTAAAGCGCCTGTCTTCCTCCCAGAACACCTGCCCGGTTCCGGTGTCGATTGCCTTGATCTGCAACTCATTGAGCGGGTCAAGCACGGGTATGAAAAGACCCTGCGCCACGCCGAGGTCAGGATCGGGATCAGTTGAAAGAATGTGCAGGGCCATGTCCAAGTTGCGCCTTCCCTGATGGACCTTGGTGCCGTCCTGATAATAATAATCCCGCGTGGGGATATAGGCGCGGCTCGCAATACCATCATCCTCAAACATCTGCACAACCCACTGGCCGTTCTGCCTTGTGTGCAGCCATTTGAATGCGATGGGTGGGCGCAAGCCTTTGATGGTCTGCACGAGGAATGAGTAATCGAAGGTCGCGGGCGTCTGCACACCATCCCGCATTGAAATGTCACTGATGATAACGCTCGGGTCAATGATCGGCTCTCCCAGGTACGGCCCCTTCGGGATGATGCCGGATTGGAACTCCAGCATGGCCTCTGGCTTTCGCGCCCAGACAAAATACTCCTCATGCGAGAAGGCAGGGATGCCGCACCGCGCCGAGATGTCGGTCGTTAGCGCGGAGAAATCAAACTCACTTCTGTGGTTGCGAAAGGGCCATTCTTGGTCGTCCCACAACGGTGCCCTGAATTGCGGAACCAAGACAGAGCTCGCCGTCTGCACCACCTTGACCGGAACGCCGATATTATAATGCCGACCGGACTGGATCGGGTTGTGCATTCCGTGTTGCAGGCGCGAGCGGATCGAGCCAAGCATCGAGCGGCCATAGCCGCCAACGCCGATCTGGGTGCCGTTGGGGAAGCCTTCAAACCAGTAGAGCTTATTGCTCCACATGAGCCCGCCGCCGTTCCGATTAAAGCCAAGCACAACCTTTTTCGTGCCAGCCGTCAGTTGCAGGCGATGGGTAACCTCATTCGGGTCGGACGTTGCGAAGTAAGGGCGCTCGCTGTTGTCGATGCCGGGCGTCCAGTCGAGGGAACCTATTTTCATCTATCTCTCTGAGGAGGAGGGGGGTCACGAGAGGCTTCTGCCGCTGCGGATGCCTGTGCGGTCATCGTTCTGTCCGTTGCTCGGCGTAACGCGCTTCGGCTTTGTCTGGATGCTTTGTGACAGCCCAATCCAGCGTTCCGGGGCATCGCGGGATTAAGTCCCAAATCCCAGGAATTGCCGCCTGTTCTTTGGGAACGCGGAACGTCAGCGTAACGTAATCTTCGCCATCGTATGCGGGGCCGAAGTCTGCGCTCTCCGCAACGGCTTCAACGGGCGCTGCACCTTTCTCCGTGTCGCTAATTGCAGGATGATTTTTCCCGCCGCGGTGTTGGCTAGTCCTCATCTTCAATCTCACTCTGTGGGCTTTGCGTAGGATCATCGGTCACCCGAGCGCTACGTGTGGCGGCATCGAGATAGCTTTGGATTTCGCTTACGTCCCGCGCGTTCAACTTGTGCTTGATCAGCGTGGTGCTGGAGCCATTAAATTTAGGACCAGCAATTCTGTAACCGTGGTTTTCGGTATCAATCGAAAGCTGCAAGCCATTCGTCCACCTGTCCCGGCTCACTGTTAGATAGACATCGCTCATCTTCCTATCCTTTATTCAGGCTTGGCGGCCCGCCTTTGCAACGAGCCGCCAATACGCTATTGTTCGTTAGTCTTTGCGCTGCCGAGAGAGCACATCGCGTTAGCTGCGTTCAATGCGGCCTGCGAAAATCGCATCGCATCTTCCGACTTGTCGGCTTTAGCGGCCTTGTTCGGCAACCCTCCCTTGTTTCTTGCCAGAGATGAAATCGAACATGGCGCTCATGGCTTCGGCCTCTCTGCCGACTGAGCGAGAGCAAATTCGAGAACATTCAGAACGCAGCAAACGGCATGGCGCGAAAGTGTGATAACGTCCGCATGGTCAGCGGTTCGCCACTCCCGAAGCTTCTCAACTTCGTTCCACTCGATAGGGTCGGGTCGGGTCATTGCTTTGGCTCCTTCGCCGGTCGTCGTTCCACAATCCCGTCCGGTCGTACAATTAAAAGTTCCGGCCCGCTGGATACCTCAAGGTGCGGAGTGAGATTGATGGACGGTCGGCACGTGCAATGCGAATGCGGATAGCGTTGCCAAATGGCCCAACCCGTAGGGGACGCGGCGCAGCGGTCAACGTATTCGGCAAACCCTGGGATGCTGAGTTTCATTTGGCTCCCCCGTTAATGTGGGCGATGACGGCGCGGGCTTGTTCCAGACAATTGCCCCAAACGGCCCTTTTAATGTGTGCAATGACATTGCGGGCGGCGCTGCGATGCCATTCGCTGCTGTCAGGCAAAAGCCATGCGTCAAGAATAATCCGCGCTATCTCCTCCTCCCCCATAGGGGCGGGGCGGCTCCGTTTGAACAACTCCTCGCATTTCGGATCGACGTATTCGATCTCCTCGCGCGTGAGGGCTGAATAGTCGGCCCCCTCCTTTCTCTCTGGGGCGGGAGCGGCCCCGGTCGCGGGATTTGCACCCACTGTTCGGCCTGCTGTTCGCAGCGGATGCTTGCCAACAGGCTCTGCACCTTGCACCGGGTTACTCTCTGGGGCGGGAGCGGGGGTGTCGATGAGGGCGCGGATGCGGTTGCGAACTGCATTCAGCAATAGCTCGACGGCGGGACCGTCATCGAACTCCGCTACCTTGTCCGGGCCAGTAAGCATCGAGTCACACCAGTTCGACGGCACACACCGCGCCGCTTCTTCCAGCGCCGCTGCCTTGGCTTGGGAGAGTTGGGCTTCGGCGGCTAGAGCGCGCTCACGGTATTCGTCATAGAGCTTTTCAAGGTCTTGGATTAGTTTTCCACTATCCTCCACCTCTCCCGTCAGGCGTTCTATGGCGTCGGCGGCTTCGGCGCGATGCTTCCAGATCGCCCCTTCGATGCAGGCTGACGCCATGTCCTTCAGCGTTGAACAGCTTTCCGTTAATTGAAGTGCCTCGTTTATCTCTCTATCCTTTTCCGCCACATCCCCCTTCAGGCGTTCTATGGCGTCGGCGGCGTCAATGCACAACACGTCATCAGCAACGAGAGGGTCCCGCAGCCTCCCTATCAGTTCCGCATAGTCTGGGGTGTCAGTCATGGCTTATTCCTCCGCATATCGTCAGCGCGATCTACGGCCTCGCACAGAGCTTTGAACTTGGCCTCGTCAGACGCCTTCCAGAACTGGACTGCCTTCTGCAACTCTACAATTTGCATGGAAAGCTCTCCTATTTTCCTGTCAGCAGCTTGCAGGGCTTCCTCGGTTCTGACGCATCTTTGATGCCAGCGTTCGACCTCGGCGCGAAGGGTTTCAATCTCGGCCTCGGCCCCGTCAATCAGGCCCTGCAAATAGCCTGAACTGTCAAACGGAAATGTCGGTTCAATCTCACTCTGTACCCTCGGCGGGCTTTCATCGGTCACCCGACCCCAAGTGTCGTTGCCGTTGCCCCAAGCAAAGCACGTTGGGCACCAATAGAGGCCGAAGCCCATGCCTTCGCGCCACTCGCGCTTGCCGTCGCACCTCTTGCATGTGGCCTCGCTCATCGTCCACCGCGCCCGCCACCATGACCGCCGCCGTGTCCACCGCCATGTCCACCATTCCCTCCGCCCTTCCCACCGGAAGCGCCAGAGTGACCTCCGCCCTTGCCGTGATTGCCGGAATGCCCACCACCGTCAGCGACCGGCTTGTCACCGCCGCCGCCGACTGGCCTGTCACCACCACCAGCGATGGCGATCTGCCCATAGCTGAACGAGAGAAACGCAAGCACTGTAATTATCGTCTTCATCGGTAGCCTCCTGTTGGTTGCTAGAAAACTTTCGCCAGGAACATAAAGAAAATCCTGGTCAACTTTGGCGCGTAAGCAATGCGCCATTTGCGCCAAGAACGTCATCTGCTCGGCATCCCATTGAACTTCCTGCCGGGAATCCGGCGCTTCGCTTTCCTGATGCCGAAGGCTTTCTTTCGTTGCCGGTCGGCCTTCCGCATGCGCGGGAGATCGCTCTTGTGTGTCTTTAGATTGTGGCACGTCTTGCATAGCACCCTGCAATTCTCTAGCGAGTTGTCACCACCCAGCCCACACGGCTTGTCGTGGTCGTAGTTCGTGAACGCTGGCACCAAAAGACACCCGCAACCCTCACATCGACCATCGCTGCGCTTGAGGGCTGCGGTCTGGGTCTTGGTCGAGAACTCACTCCTCATTGCACCGCTGACAAAAGCCGGTGCCACCACACTCATCGCACGGCTCGTCTTCCTCATCGCCAGCCCAGACATAACCGTCGCCCCAGCAGGAAACGCATTCGCGGGTGCCCTCGCACGCGCAGCCTAGATCTTCATCTCCGCTCGGCGGGTAGCCTCTGCGCTGTTCTGCTCCTGGGCCCTCATGTTCAGTTCTTCCTTCCTGACCTTCAGGAGGTTCGCTTCTCGGCGGGCAAGACACATTCTCTCGATGTAGCGTTGCCATTGTTCTGATCCTTTCACTTGCATCTCCGCTCGACTGACGGGCATGTCGCCCAGTGCGAGCATCCATTGCGCCAAGTGGGCTGACTTCAACTCCTCCAACAGATTCGCGGCAGCATCGGCATCAACCCACTGGTCACCGACGGTGCGGAACTGCTCCGAGATGGGGCGATTGTCCATCTTAAAAGGGAATCTCCTCGTCGAGCTCGCTCCTCGTCGGGGGCGCTTTCTTCGCCTTCTCCTCGACCGGCTTGAAGGCGAGGCTCAGGAACGGTCCCTTGCTTCCACTCTTCAGCCAGCCTGAGATGTAATACATCTTCCCGCCGATCATCGCGGTGCCGGTGCGATCCGGTCGCGATTCCACGCCGTCCTTGTCATTGACGAAGACTGCGCCTGAGTTGTCTCTCTGCTCGTATGCCACTTTATCCTCCTACGGTTTCAGATTTGAAGGCGTCCTTGAGATCCTCATAAGCAATAATCAGATCCAGGCCGGGGCCCTCTCCCGGTTTCAGCTTGTACTTGTCGCGGTTGGCTTTCTCCACGCCCCACCACTGCTGAAGGTCTTTCAGGTTCTTCGATGTCTTCATCGCGTTCTTCGCCAGCGCGACATACTCGGCAGCGTTCTTCGCCATGGTGGGGTGAGCCTCCAATCCAAACTCATCGACAGGCGGCGACTTCGCAGAGACACCCTTGGTGGCGGCATTCGCCGGCGGCGTGTCATCCACGACGTTGGCCTGTTCCTTGTCGTACAACGCCAACCCGAAGGCATTGCCGAAGGTCATCAACGCTCTTTTCATCGCGTCGGTCTCGGCTTCCTTCAATGCGCTCTCATGCGCCAAGCCCCTGTCGCGGTCGATGCCGTGGCCCGTGCCGCAACCCTCGCGCACGATCCCACCAACGGTGATGCGGACCTTCGCCGTGTAGGTCACGCCCCATCCGGCATCCCTGCCAGCACCGATAGTGCGCTCTGCATCGGCAACGCATTTGATTTCCAAGGTCTCACGGTTCCACTGATCGAAGCCAAAGATCCTGTTGGCCTCGGCTATGGCCCACCATCCCTCGATGTAGGACAGGTATCGCCCTCCCTGCTTGCGGCTCTTGACGTGGCTCGCACTGAGCGGCGCAGCCAGATCCTTTATCTGTTTGTCAGAGAACAACATCAGAACACCTCGTTGAGTTGCGCCAGCTTCAGGCGCGCTGCGTCGGAAAACATGAATGACTCCGTGTCCATCGGCAGTGAGCGGATGGCAGTGTCGGCGTCAGGCACGAACGTCAGGAACCGCTCAAGCGACTGTGCCGCGCGTGTCAGGTCCACAATGCCCTGTCTCAGGTCTTCCTCGGGCACCACATAGTGGGCGTATTTCTTGTCGGTGATGTAGAGCAGGGACTGTGGTCGCCGGCGTGCCTGCCAGTACAGCGCAAGCTGCCTGACGTGGTCGGGCCGAGGCTTCGACGGGCAGGCCTTGGTGGTCTTGCAGTCGATGTCTGGGCCTTCCATGAAGGTGAAATCCAGATACCCAATGATCGGGATGCTGACCCCGTCGAGCCTTGTCTCCACCTTAAGCTGCGTGGCCGCGAGCGAGACCTCTCCAGGGATCTGGGTGTACCAGTCGTGCGCCACCTTCAGCATCGGCTCCAGCAACTTGGCTTCCTTCTCGATCAGGTCCGACACCTCGCCCTGACAGCGTTGATCATATTCCTCGTACATGTCGCCGACGGCATGCTCTAACCCCATGCCAAGTAAGATGCGGTGCAGCCCCGCCTCGACGGCAGAGCCGCGCCACATGCTGGCGTTGCCTTCTTCCTTCAGCCCGCCGAGGTATCTCAGCGCCCATATACCGGGGGATGAGATCCAGCAGTTCAGGCTCGATGGCGACAGGCGCTCGATGCCATATCGTGCGAAGGCGCTCATTCCACCTCCACCACGGGGACTACAATCGGGACGACAATCCCGGCAGCCTCGGCCTTGGCGATGATGGCGTCTGCGGCCTCCGCCGATTCCTCGTCGCGGTAGAGACTCAGATCTTTCAGAGCGCCCAACATTTCACAGGCAAGCTCGAACAAGATAAAGTTCATCACACCCTCCACTTTGTATTGTCGTTGCGGTCGCGGATTTCCTCGATCAGGGCGCGCAGGTTTCCGGCTGCGGGCCAGATCTCCAGTTCCCTCTTCAGTACCTCTGCCCGCAGGGCAGGGTCAGTGCCGAGAAGCATCCGCCACAGGTTGGTGACGGCATTCTCCAGCGCGACGATCTCCATCGACACGCGATGCTCGACGGAATCCGCGAGGCGATCCTCGACCTTCCGTTGCAGTTCATCAAAGCCAATCATAGCAACAGTCCTCCATTCTTCAGTACGACCCGAATATTGTCGGCCCGCGCTATCAGCGCCCGAATGCGCGCAGACGCGCGGTCATAGATCTCGGCGATCTGCGGATGCCGTGCCCGCAACAGCACCGCAGCGTCCTTATGCTCTGAGGCGGCGCGGTTGAGCTCGACCAGCATTTCGCTGGCATAGGCCCGTGCGCTCAGGATGTTCAGCCACGTCGCCATCGCCTCTTCGCTTTTCCACCCCGTGACCTCCTCGCGGTTCCCGCCGTCAATGTCTCTGATGAAATCGGCAGCATCGTCCAGAACGTCGGCTAACGATGACCTGTTATAATTGCCCGTCATGGCATAAACCCCGGTTGAATACTAGCCCTTGAAAAGAGTCGTGAACATTTTCCCCAGTGAAATGGCATTGCGCGTGTCGCGCTCGATCTCCCGTTGAATCGGATCGTCGTCCCATCCTGTGCATTTATTGCAGGCCCAGGTTTCGAGCCCGCTCAGGTCATAGCGCGAGATCTCCACGTCCTTGGTCTCGCATACGTCGCAGGTTCCTGTTGTGGTCATCGGTATTCTACTTTCGGGATGGTGCCGCCGTTGAGGTAGGAGACCCAAGCTGCGGCCTCGTCCTTGCTGGAACAGTCACGCATGGAGATCCAGAACGCGCCGCCGTCCATTTGATTGGGCTGGTAGTGACCGACGACCCAGAGCCTGTCTTCACTTACATATCGGAAGGTGTGCATGTCACTCTCCAATCTTTTCCAGAAGCTTCTTGCGGACCTTTGCCACCGGCACCCCGGCCTCACGCGCGGCCTTGAGGAGATAGGCGTTGAACACGAGCGCATTGATCCAGTCGGCGACGGCCTCGCATGCGGCCTGCTCTTCCACGTCGCCCTCGTTGGACTGAAGCCAATGGACGGCGATGTTAATCTGCTCCTGCGTTGGCATGTCTGGCTTGGTGGTCATGATGCCCTCCGTTGTTCGTCCCTGAGTGCGGCAGCTTCCGCGTCAACCTTGTCGAAATGGTCGGCGGCGGCAGCAAAGACCTCTCTGACTGTGCCGCTGAAAGTCTCGCCACACGTGCAGATGGCCCGCCAGACCCATTCGTTCTGCACGTCCTGCTCGTATCGGATGCTGTGGTCGTCCATGTCAGCGGCCCTCTGTTTTCGCGATGGCGGCGCGGGCTGCTTTCAGGCAATCCTCGTTGCCGGTGTGATGCGCATGGAGCGCGAGCGCGTATGTCGCATCCTTCAGCGCCGCCAGCATTTCATCCGAAATGTCGGCGGCGGCGCGAAGGAGTTGAGCCTGTCCGTTGTTTGCATCCCGAATGCGCTTGAGCGTTGCGCCTTCGTAGGTTTCTCCGTTGTCCGCCATCTCCAACATGGTCGCGGAGATGCGGCAGCAGCGCGCTACGGCGTTCGGATCACCAGTCATGTTCGTGCTGCTTTCCGTGAGGGTAGTTGTCCCCATTTCACTCTCCCCATTCGTGTGATTGCCTGGAACCAACGCGCACATAATCTCCGTCCAGATAGGAATCTTGCCACCACTTAGGCGCTGGCATCCGCGCCTCTTTCCGCTCCATCTCGATCAGCCATTGCTCGATTGCTCTCCGCTCCACCTCTTTGAGCCATTGGGCGATTGCCAGTTCTTCAGGGGTGATGGGGGCGGTCATGCGCCCTCCTCGTTGTTCTCGTCATCTTCTTCACGGGGCCATCGCTTGTTTCCTGTCGAATACTCCGCCACAGCGGTCGCCCGTGCGCCGACGAGGACTGACGCCATCGCTTCCCTTATCTTGGCTTGCGTGCTTGGCATGTAGTTGGAAAGCCGAGTTCCCTGCGCTCTCAGGACGCTATCAATGGCCGCCTCAACGTCCGCGCTCTGATCACCAGCGATGAGATTGCTGCGGGTGGTGTCGGTGGTTGTCGGCATGTCCTGCTCCCTTGATCTATGAGTTACTTGCTTCGCGTACTGTCGGGCTGAGTTCGAAGTACCAACGGTAGCCAAACCAATCGAGTGTCGGGCTGGAATCTGGATGGATGTAAAAGTCCGGTCCTTCGAAAGCTTGGTAGTACGGGCCAAACACTTTCCGGCAAGCCTGCCGCGCGGCGCGGATCGCGCTGCTACGGGTTTTGTAGGTCTTGTCGTCTGTGGTCATGGCTGGCGCTCCGGTGAAAACAGCGGATTGGGTGCCCCTTGGCGGTCAACGCTGCCGGGCTTGTCCGCTTCCGCGAGTATTTGGCGCGCGTCGAGGCCAACGTTGCGCTGATAGAGGTTCGCAACGCGCTCTTGCTCGGAACGTGGTTCGCCGGAGCAGCGCAGCCAGCGAACGCGCCGCACGGCGTATTCGAAATGCGAAAGGATGGTCATGTCCTGCTCCCTTTGATCTATGACCCACCATTAAACCAGCCCGGTAAGGAAAGCAAGGGGGTTGGCAAAAATATTTTGGGGTTGACGGCATTGGCCGTTCTGGTTTAAGAATACGCCATGAGAAAAAAACAGACCCGCCAGCCAGCCGAAGAACACCCGCTGAAAATCTGGCGCACCGTCACCAGCACCTCTCAGTATGAGCTCGGGCTGCGACTGGGCGTCACCAACATCACCATCAGCCGGTGGGAGACCGGCCTGCGAAAGATCGACGCCAGCCTCGTACCACGGGTCTCTAAAATCACGGGGATTCCGCCAAAGAGCCTGCGACCGGATCTGGCGCAGCTACTGGAGGTAGCATAATGCTGTGGATTAATTGGGCACTCGCCTACGTCATTCTGTGCCTTGCGTTCTACTGGGTCGCGTTTGGCGCGGCTCAGGACGGAGAATAGGAGCTTGCAGGCGAGGGGCCTAACGTGGAGTTGACCCCTAAGCTTTAACGCCGGACGAACGGGTCGCCGGGAACCCGTGCAAGGCAATCCCGGCACCTTGGAGGGGACACCAAGGCGGTTAACAAGTAAGAAGTAAACATCCGCCTGTATGGGGGGCTGATGTCTCGTTGAAGCGTGTCGTTTGTGAAGTGTGGCCCGTGTCGCAGGGGTATTTGTGTACCCTTGAGGAGAACAAAAGGCGCACAAAGGTTAACAGACGTTCAGGGAGAGGTATCATGTCACTTGCCGAGTCGCCTAAAGCACCAACTCTGACACCCAAGCAGGAACTCTACCTGCGGCGCAGACGGCTGGGATTGATCCCGCCACCAAAGCCAAAGCCATCGGCTGTTGTCATCCCCTTCTCGCCATCGAATGACCCGCCGCCACAACCGCCGCAGGCACCGTCCCTGCAAGAAGAGGTCCCGCCACCACCCCTCAAGGAAGAACAAGAAGACCCAGCCGACAGACCCGCGACTTTCATGCAGGTCATGCGCGCGGTCTCCAAATACTACCAAATCTCCATCATCGAGATGCGCGCCAACCGCCGTCAAAAGCAGGTCGTCCTTGCCCGCCAAGTCGCCTGCTACCTCGGCAGAGAGCTCACCCATCTGAGCCTGCCCATGATGGGCCAGAAGCTCTGCCGCGACCACACCACCGTCCTGCACGGCATCGAGAGGGTCAGAGAGCGGCTCTTCGACCAGCCTGAACTGCACCGCGACCTAGACCGCATCCGCGATCTGGTCCCGACGATGAAACCATAGGAGCAAATCGTGACCACCTACACGGAAGACCACCTCGACCTGCTGCGGGCGATGAGCGCGGCGAAGCTGGCGGCATCCTCAATGGCGAGGGGGATGTCGTATGCCTTTGGCGGCGAGTTCACAAAGAACGCGATCATTGGCGTCTGCCACCGCAATCACATCCCCCTGTCTGCACCCAAGAACGGTCGGCCAGAGGGGGCCAGGGACAGAAAGCCAAGGAGGCTTCGGCCCAAGGTGCGCCTTCAGCCCCAGTCGCTCAAGGCTGTCGAACTCCCGATTGAGCCTCTGCGGATTCCATTTCTCGAACTCCGTCGCGGCCAGTGCAAGAACGTCGTCGGCACCGGTGGCGATGCCTTTGCGGTTTACTGCGGCCACGAGACCACGGGCGGGCCCTGGTGCCCGTCCTGCCACGCCATCAACACGATGGTGCGGCCACGGAGGGCTGCGTGATGATGCCCTTCAACCGCTCCCGCCTTGCCCTTGGCCGTCTGCCTGTCGGCACGATGAACAAAACCGAGGCGGCGTACGGGGTCTATCTCAAGCAACTGCAAATGGCCGGGGAGATCGAGTGGTACATGTTCGAGGCTGTCAAGCTGCGCCTCGCCGACAAGACGTTCTACACCTGTGATTTCGCCGTGCTGCCAAAGGACGGCTTCCTCGAAATGCACGAGGTGAAAGGCTTCTGGCAGGACGATGCCCGCGTGAAGATCAAGGTCGCTGCTGCCACCTTTCCATTCCGGTTCATTGCCGTCACCAAGAAGGGCAATGGTTGGACGAGGGAGACATTCTGATGAGCCAGCGCGACAGCGGCTACGAGCGCAAGGCAAACGATCTCTACGAGACACCGGCCTGGGTGACGCGCGCCCTGATCCCTCACATCCGTCGCGACATCCGTTTGATCTGGGAACCGGCGTGTGGCTCAGGGAAGATGGTGCGCGAACTGTGCGATGGCTTGGACTGCCTCGTCTATGGCTCCGACATCAGCGGGAAGCATCCGGTGGACTTCCTGCAAAGCTGCGACAATGCCGAGGCGATCATCACCAATCCGCCATACGGCCTCGCTGATGAGTTTATCCAGCGCGGCCTGACTGCCACGGCGCGCGATCAGGGCATGGTGGCGATGCTTCTCCGCACCGATTTCGACCACGCACAGACCCGTCAGCATCTTTTCCAGTCCAAGCAATTCGCGAAGAAGCTCGTGCTGCTGCGTCGCATACGCTGGTTTGAGAACACCACTGGATCTCCGTCGTATAATCATGCGTGGTTTATCTGGGACTGGAAACACCAAGGACCGCCAACACTGGCATATGGGGGGCTGGAATGCCGCTGAAGAACAAAGACCCATCGAAGGTCTACGTTACCGTTAATGCTGAGGACGTGCCGAAATATCTGGATCGCGGTTGGCATGTGGAGAACGTGGCAATCACGATGTCCTTTGAGGTGCCTGACGTGGAGGAAGACGTCGTCGATCACGATGACTTCGTCCAGGCGCTGATCGACCGGCCCTTCGACGTTAACGTAGATCTTGGGTCAACCAGACCGGAACGGCGGCTGCGAATCGTCAAGATCGACGAGGGCGGCAAGGATGAAGAGGGAGGGAAGGAATGAGCGCAGCATCACCGACGACATGGATGCCGCTTTACATCGGCGACTATTTGAAGCGCACGGCGCATCTGAATGCCGCTCAGAGCGGAGCGTACCTTCACCTGATTATGCACTACTGGTCGAATGGATCGCTGCCGCATGAAGATGATCGGCAGATGGCCCAGATCACCAAAATGGAGGTACGTGAGTTCCGAAAAATGCGGGCCACACTCGCTGCTTTTTTCGATCCACAGTGGCGACATGAGCGGATCGACGAGGAGCTAGCAATCGCCAAGGAAAAGTCTGAAAAGGCTAAGGAAAAGGGTAAAGCAGCAGCAGAGGCGAGATGGAATAAGCCATGCATGGAGCATGAGCCAAGCATACCCGATGCAATGCTTGGCGATGCACCTTCACCTTCACCTTCACCAAGTAAGAAAGAAGAAGGGGGCGCTAACGCGCCTGCTCCCCAGCCAAAATCTCGGAAGAAACCAAGCACCCCGTTTCCTGATGGCTTTTTGCTTTCAGCGGAAGATAGAGATTTCGCGAGAAAGCAAGGGCTGAACAGCCGGGAAATTGAAACAGAGTTCGGCAAGTTCCGCAGCCACGCCAAGTCCAACGACAGGCGACTCGTTGACTGGTCGGCTGGCTGGGAAAACTGGTGCCGCAAAGCGGTGGAATATCTCGGGAAAACATCGCCCGAGGCCCCTAATCTGGATGCCTACCTTGCGCTTCCAAATAGCCCAGAGTTCCAAGCGTGGCGCACATGGGCGCGAGATAACAATAATCAGGCGTTTCTCAGGGTTCTCAGCCAACGAGAACTGGAGGGCAGGGGTTTCCAATTCCAAAGCCGCTGGCCACCGCAGCGTCTGAAAGTCATCGAGGGTGGGGCAGCGTAGCCGGGCGTGATTTGAACCAATCTGGGGAGATTAAAATGGGGAGAGCAAATGGCGCGGCGAAAACTGAAACGATCTGCTGTCACGCTGGCTGGTCCGAAGGGTCCGGTGCCGCATGACCGCAGGGCCATCGACATCACGAAGGGCGCTCGGATTGCTGTCGTTGATGTGGAAGATCCCTATGAGAAGGGGGTCCAGATCACCGTGGTGCGTAATCTGCGGGATGATCCACTCGCGGCCATGCATAACCGCAGATGGATCGACCACTGCCAGTACATGGCCGGTCGCCGCTGGCAGCGGTTATGGGAGCTTTCCCAGGGGCATACCGTCCAGGCGATTGATCCGTCGAAGGATGCGGTTGATGGCGGGCAGATCGCGCAATCGACGGTGACCGACACCCAGATCCAAGCCTCGGACGAGCTCAAGGAGGCGATGCATGCTCTGGGGATGATCGGTGAGAAGCTGGTGCGTGACGTGCTGGCGGATTGCCTGTCGCTCCAGCAATGCGCGGTCAAGCGCGGGCAGACCTCGGTGCGGGACAGTCTCGCGATGGGGCGGCGGTTCAGGGAATGCCTCGACACGCTCGCGGTCGTGTTTGGTTACGCCAAGGACATGGGGCACAAGGAGCCTCAACCGGATATGGACGATGAAACGTAATCCGCTATGGATATTTAGTCCCACGAATCAGCCTTGGTACTACAGCGTCATGCCCGAGGAGTGGGACGAGGACAGCGATTTCGTGTGGGCGCTGGTCGAGCGGCTCGCCACAGGCGGCAGCGTAGCCTGCGTGGCAAAGGAAGACGCAATCAGCAGACATCGGTGGGTTTATCCACAGGATACTACGCCCGAGGGGTTGACCTAGATGACACATATGTGCTATGTATTTTGTCACGCTCCGAAGTGTGTTTGGAGCGCCCTTCCTGTGTGAACAACTCAAGACCGACTGTGGCCCCCCGCCCGTCGGTCTTTTTCTTTTCAGCTTAGGGTGTCTATGCGCTGGTAACGGCGCTCACTGAAGGTCTGGCCCCGCGCATAATGCGTCAGCATGGGCTTGCTTACCTGGGCCGACCGTGAGGCGCGCTCCACCCCAAATCCAATCAGGCGGCATCAGAGCCAGCCCCTCATCTTCGACGCGCCCTCACATTGTAAACCCTAAGTGGAAAATGGGGCAGCGGATCGTATGAGGGCCTCAATGCTCGGTGTCGCCTGACCCCTTTCCTCACCACAACGGTGAACCATGACGGCAGTGATCCTCCCCTTTCCAGACAGGACGAAATCGCCGCGATGCAAGATGGAAAAGTCTGCCGAGATTATCGTGCTGCCGGTCGTGGTGAAGACGCGCGTGCGGAGAAGGACGGCACGGCGCAAACCTACACGGACTACGCGGCTATCCGCGACCGAGTTCTGGCTGATGTCGCTTCTGAACGACCTGCGGTCTCAGGCAGAGAAGCTTGGGAAGCGGCGCGCGAGGCGAACAACTGGGAAGCGTGGGACAAAGCGCGCGGCCCCGGCCTCACGCGGGCGCAAGCGCAAGAATACATCGACGCTCGGCGAAAGGATGATTCGCGGCCTTGAAGAGGCGAACGCGATTGCGCGGGGAGAGGTGGCGCCAGCAAAAGTTCATCGGCCAAGGGGAACCGGGAAAAAACCCGGCACCGATGGCCGATAGCCGTCCGGCATAAATCCCGAGGCGGCTTTTAATTGACGGGCGCGGGCTCGTTCACCGGCTCGTCGCTCTCGACCACGCGCCATTCTCTGACGGCTAACCAGCGCCACTGAAGGTCTTTGGC